TTACCTAAAGAATGGAGGAAGAATGGAGAATAAATCATTTGACACGACACACAATTTGATCTATAATAGAGGTTTACGTTCAACACACGACGATAACGCTGGCCCCCTTGATGTCCAGATCGGTGGTCAACACTATAAAGATCTGAAGATTCAGCCTGTCGAGTTCACCCAAGCTAATAACCTCAGCTTCTTAGAAGGCTGTATCGTTAAGCGCATATCCCGACACGCCAGTAAGAATGGGGCAGAAGACATTCGTAAGATCAAACACGAATGTGATCTAATCCTCAAGCTGGTCTATGGAGAATAGATGGAACCTAATGAATATATAGAACGTAAGTGTCCTGAGTGTGAGGAACCAACCATACACTTATCCGGTAACTTTGGAGAGAGGAGATACTGCGAGGAATGTAATGTAACCTACGATGTGATTGATGATGAGCTTATTATCAGACGCAGACTTTAACTAACAAGGAAATATAGATGGACGAATATCAACAGTACATTCACAAATCTAGGTATGCCAAGTATCTAGACTCCGAGAATAGGAGAGAGACATGGGGTGAAACGGTTGACCGATACATTCAGTTTTGGATAGACCGAGAGCAACTACCTGCTAAGGGTAAGGTTACAAAAGATCTTAGGGATGCTATTTATAATCTAGATATAATGCCTTCCATGAGATGTATGATGACAGCGGGTGAGGCTTTAAAGAGAGACAATGTAGCTGGCTTTAACTGTGCTTACTTAGCCATAGACTCTCCACGATCCTTTGACGAGCTCATGTATATTCTACTTTGTGGCACAGGTGTTGGCTTCTCAGTAGAGCGTGACAGCGTTAGTAAACTACCCACAGTGTCGGAGGAATTACATGAGACAGATACCACCATCGTCATCGCAGATAGCAAGATCGGTTGGGCATCAGGTTTTAGAGAGCTCATCAGCCTGCTCTATGCTGGTAAGATACCACGTTGCGATCTTACTAGAATTAGACCAGCAGGAGCTAGACTTAAGACGTTTGGAGGAAGGGCTTCAGGAGCTCAGCCGCTCTCAGACCTCTTTAACTTTACAGTTGACCTCTTTAAAGGGGCTAGGGGACGTAGGCTCACCTCACTTGAATGCCATGATCTCGTATGCAAAGTTGCAGATATCGTCGTTGTTGGAGGAGTCAGAAGAAGTGCGCTCATATCTCTCAGCAATGTTACAGACCAGCGAATGCAGCAAGCCAAGACAGGAGCTTGGTGGGAAACAAACGGGCAACGAGCCTTAGCAAATAACTCTGCTGTGTACACTGAGAAGCCTGACTACGGCACATTCTTTAACGAGATGAAAGCCCTGTATGACTCTAAGTCTGGAGAGCGTGGTGTGTTTAGTAGAGCAGCATCCAAGCGTATTGTAGAAAGGAATGGTAGAAGAGATAGTGACTACGACTTCGGCACTAACCCATGTAGTGAGATCATCCTACGTCCTAATCAGTTCTGTAACCTATCAGAGATAGTTGCTAGAGCCGATGACACTGAGGCTGACTTGCTACGTAAGGTAGAGCTTGCTACAATACTTGGTACACTACAATCAAGTCTAGTAGACTTTAGGTATCTTAGGGCTGTATGGAAAAAGAACACTGAAGAAGAGTGTTTGCTGGGTGTAAGCTTGACAGGTATCATGGACTGTCCGTTACTTAACGATGCTTACTCACCAACTATTAATAAACGATTAGAAACTTTAAAGGAGAAAGCGATTGAAACAAATAACACTTGGGCTAAGAAGCTTGGGGTTAATACTTCTGCTGCCATTACTTGTATTAAACCTAGCGGGACTGTATCTCAGCTTGTTGATAGTAGCAGCGGTATCCATCCTCGCTTTGCGACTACTTACACGAGAACAGTTAGAGCAGATAGAAAAGATCCGCTGGCTCAAGCGATGGAGGCCGCAGGTTTCCCGTGTGAGGCAGATGTTACTAACGCTACGAACCTCGTCTTTAGCTTCCCTATCAAAGGTCACAAAAGCGCTAGGACTGTAGAAGATATTGACGTTATGGAGCAGTTGGATTTGTGGAAAGTCTATCAGGATTCTTGGTGTGAACACAAGCCTAGTATGACAGCTTACTACAATGATGATAACTTCTTTGCAGCAGCACAGTGGTTATGGGTTAACTTTGATGATGTGTCTGGTGTCAGCTTCTTACCTGAAGCAGATCACGTATACCAACAAGCACCTTATCAGAAGATTAGTTTGGAACAGTTTAAAACTAACGTAGCCCTAATGCCCTCAGGGTTTTCATGGGACATCGTAGAGACAGAGGATAATACTGAAGGTACTCAGACATTGGCATGTGTTGCGGGGGTTTGTGAGATATGAATACTTCAACGCTTGCAGGGTTTGCCTTAGTCTTAGGTGAGGACGGTAACCTCTATCTAGAATTTACAAACAGGAACAATAAAGACATTGATAAACTATTCTCTGACGAAGATTGGCGGTCAGTTAATAGTTGTATCAATACAGTAAGACGCTCGATGAACGAAATAGAACATAACATCTCACAAGAGATCAACGCAATTTCATTTTATGAAGGATAAATAACTATGACAAAGTACGAATATAAAATTACAGCAGGTAGAAACATGGAAGAACTTAATAGCCTAGGCGAACAAGGCTGGGCTATCGTAGGTATCTTTAACACTGGTAAGAAACGAGAGATCTTCATGATGCGGGAACTTGATAAGAAGTTTCAGGCTGAAGAAGTAGTTAAGAAAACAAAGGTAATGAAGGCTGTCAAGCCTACTGAGCCTAAGGATAAATGATGTCAGTTAATTTTGACTGGCTAAACCCAAGGAGAATAATCTCCAAACCCCTTAAGGAAAGTAAACATATGTTTGAAAAAGTAATTGGTTTTATCGCACTATCAGCAATCGCCTTCACTGCTTCGGCAGCAGGTGTCTCTACTACTGAGTTCAGTGGTACAGGTTTCTCTGACACCCAAACCATTGGTGGCTCAGTGAATGACACAGCCTACTCTGGCTTTGTAATCGCTAAGGAATCTACTGACGATGCTATCTCTCTCCGAGCTGATGCCTATATTGGCAGCTCCTCAGAGGTTGGTAAGTTCCGTGAGAATACTGTAACCGAGTCTGATTTCTCTGGTACTGCTGTCTCTAATGGGCTAGTAGGACGCACTGAACAACAGGCTACTAGCTTTAGTTACACAGATGGCTTCGCTAAGGTAGTCTCTTCAGATAGCCGTGATGGTCTGTATGCTGAGTTCTCTGCAGTAGGTGAGATATCTGGTGGTGGTGGTCGTCAGAACCCACAGGGTAATGATAATAACAACGGTGTTGACCCTATCGACGGTGGTGAGTTCAATGGTATTGCAGGCGGTGAAGTTGGCGCTTACAGTATCTCTTCTTACAGCACTACTAAGAGCAACTACGGCTCTGAGAGTGTAGCGGATACTTACTCAGTATCTAGCTATGGTCTAGACTAATAAAACCGGGGAGGCTAACATAGCTCCCCAATCTTTAATTAACAGGAGACATAATGAAAGACTTTCTTAAAAAATATAGTTCGGTGATAGGCGTTTTTAATATAGCCTTGGTAGTCTTTGTACTGCTAGTTAACGAAGCACAAGCCGAGCAACAATCAGCAATCACATCAGTTAATGTAGACGGATTACAGCAACAAAACGACAGCACCATTACATCTAATGGCAGCTACAACCAATACAATTTAGGAGGCGGGGGCAATAACTTTGGTAGTTCAGGCTTCCCTACTTACGACAGGATAGGAGATGTACAATGCGCAGTAAGCACATTCAGCGCAAAGGCGTATGGCATTCAGCGTCATCTTTCGCAAGGCGCATTACAGCTAGGGGTGACGGTTCCTCTGACGTTCGGACGGTGTCGCTCCGCTCAAGACGACCAAGTAGCCTTAATGCAATTCAACTTGCATCAGAAGCAAATCGAGCAGCACAAGCAAGACATTCTGTTCCAAAGCAAGATGCTACAGGTATGCTCAGGGTTACACACTATGGGCTATGTAATTACTGTAGACAATCCGCTGTATCAAGCGTGTCTAGCTTTCCAACCTTCAGTGTTGCGT